CTCCAGTTAAAAGTGCTGTTGAACCATATTGTTGAGGATTACATACCACACCAACTCTTGCTATATCGTTACCAGTTATAAAATCAGGATTTTCATTATCATTTTCAATTCTAGAATATAGTAAAACGTTATATGCACCTAACTCTCTGTAAATATTATACCCATGACCACCTTGGGGTGGAATAATAACATCAAATAAAGGTCTAGTGCTTCCAGTAGGAACAGAACCAGCTTCTAAATCAACACTACCAAAAGTATATCCAGACCCTTGTTTAGAAATAACTATAGTATCAACTTGCTGATCATTAGTGGTTGTAATAGTACATTCTGCCCCCGATCCATCCCCTTTAATAGGAACATTACGATATTCAGTACCACCTACAGGACCAATACTTACTCCCCTATTAGTAACCGTTACTATTTTAATTGATCCATCTACTGAATTGTCTCTTACTGCCGCATTAACATTACTTGTTTCCCAATCTGCAGGAACAGGCATAAAGTCTGTAGAATCAAACTTTACAATATCAGATGGTTTAATTGTATAAAGATATTTCCAAATATAATTATCACCACTACTTCCAGCAGATCTTGGTTCTAGATCAGTAAATGTCGGTTCATCTAAAGATGGTCTACCATTAGGATTATCAGGATCTGTACCATTTTGAAGACATTCATAAACTCTATAATCACTGTTTATAACGTAATATGTTGCATTATATAAATTTGTTGCACCTGAGACTGGAGCAGTATTTGTTCTGCTATAATCTCCCCGATACATGTCGTAAGTAGTACCAGACGACCACACCCTTTTCATAGCAACTTGTTTTGCATCTGCAGAATTTATTTTCTTCAACGCAATCATATTATCCCAATAGTCAGTTTCTTCTGAAAAACTATCTTTGGGGGAGGGTGGAGTTGTATTCCAATCAGTTGCAATATCAGTAGGATTTGTTAATCCAACAAAAGAATAATAAGCATTAGTACTAGAAGTTACTCCAGCAATAAAATTCTTCGCATTCAATATTCTAATCTGATCAGTTATTATAGCAGCCATTTGGACAGAGATTTTTCTTTATTTATTAATGATTTGATCAAGGAGTTCTATAATCCTTATATTTAAGTGATTCAGATCTTCTTACTACTGTAGAAGTAGAAATTCCACCTGTTCCACCTAAAGTATATGCGTTATAAGCAATACTTTCAGATCTTGAGGTTAAATTAATTTTACCCCAACTATATGCTCCAAAATAATTACCAGTTTGGATTCCAGCACCACTAAAGGATGGCCATTGTCCACTCCAAGTATTGAAGTTGGTAACTTTCACAAACACCCTATTAAGATGAGTTGTGCCTATTCCAACACCCGTAGTTCCAACTCCAGTAGGAGATTGAACTATTTCAAAATTGTTAACTTCATAAACGTTATTTAGGAACTGAGTTCCTACTCCAATAACAGCACCACCTGTGTCCACAGAATTTATTGATGTAGTTGCACTACCAACTGTAGAGTTGTTAACAACGAAGAAGTCACCTGTAGATATTCCACTAATAGTAACTGCAGTTCCAGCAATACTAGAATCCCTTAGATCTGATGTGAGAGGAATATGTAAATCAAATATCAACTGATAATTGGTTGAACCAGCTCCTATTGTAGTAGTACCAAATCCAACTATAATACCAGAGTCACCTTGATAGTAGTCAACCTTATTTTCCTCTTCAGATATTGTTGGAGGACTTATAAGAACTGCTGGTGGATTAGATGATGTATATCCAGCACCAACACTTGTAATTGCAATACCAGTTATAGTACCAGCAGAACCAATTATAGGAGTTCCAAAAGCAGTAGTAGATGTTGAACCAATACCCACTTCCTTTCCACCTAATGATGTTGTAGCAAAACTAACCATAGCAGTACTATAACCAACACCACCAGTTGAAATAGCAACAGAAGAAATTGTTCCAAGACCAGATACTATTGCAGTACCAGCAGCACCAATCTTATCCTCTTGAGAAGCAAACTTAACTTTCTTTTGGAAAGTAAAATCACTGTCTACTAATAATTCAGGAAGTTGATTAACTTCATCCTGTGGGTCAAAGTATGGTCTTGCATTTTCAACATAGATGACTGTTGATCCTATTCCAACGGATTTGATAATAGGTGAATAAGGATTGATAACAGGTTCATAGAGTTCTCTATCTTTACCTACACCTTTTTCATTAATAATCTTATCTTCAGTTTGTCTACACCAATTAATTGGTCTTTCTAAAGATGAATCACTACTATTACCTGGACCGTAATATGGTGGAGTAGAAACACGATCTGTAGAATCTACACTAATAGGAACTCTAGCAACTTCTTGCAACCAATTATCTTGAGATATTAAACGTCCAATAGTTAAGTCATCACCTGGTTTGACAGTCTCTATAATCTTTCTTTCAACAACGTCTTGACCACCAGTTCCCTTATAAAAAATAATTTCAATTGTATCACCTATCTTAGGTGCTTCAGTAAATGTGATTACACTACCACCAGGGAATTTGTATCCTTTACCAGGAACTTGAGGGATGTTATTAACAAATACTAAAAGTACATCTTGAACATCAATCTTCGATCCTTTCTTAGCAACAATTGAAATAGAGGCATTATTAAGTGTCAATTCAAAATTAGTTTTACTTCCATCAATATATCTTTCAATATTATCAAGAACTTCCAATTGACCAACAGACCATCCAGTAAACTCATCACTAAAGATTCTTTCAATATCAACTACAAACTCTGTGAAAGTTTTGCTTGGATCAGTTGGAATACCTGTAGTACCACCAATAGGAACAGTTAGTTTCTCAAGGTTAGCATATCCACTACCAGTATTTTGAATAGTGAAACTAATAACACTAGAACCTTGACCAACAACCACATCGATTGTAGCATTTGTTCCAATTCCAGCAGATGTATCACTATATTCTAAAGGAATATTACTATAAGATAATGGATCATCAAAGACTACTTTATTAAATCCATTTACCACACCACCTCTAGCATATAGATGATTTCTAGTAGATATTCCAGTTTGAGTTTCAAATGTCTTACTATTAACAACACGTAAGATTTCACTTCCATTTGCAGCAACATCAAACTTACTATCTGAATTGTTATTCAATCTAGGAGCTAAGATTGCAGATTGAACGGAACCAAATCCAACATAGAAAGTAGGAACGGTGGAAACACCAATATTACATTCAAAGGTTGTTGTTCCTACACCAACAGCACTAACTGTTGTTCCTGTATAGTAAGGATCAGGTTTTCTAGGATATCTGTGGACAGTTGCATAACTATCTCTTGAACATCTAAAGTATAGAGATTCAGTTTTTATTCCAATACTTTGTCCTGTAAGGAGACTATGACCAGCACCAACACTTACTGTTAATATTCCAACAGAAGCATTATATACAGCAGTAGAAATACTATAATTAGCAGTCTTAGATGTACCAACATTAATAGTAATGGTATTAGCAGTTTTGGAATCAATATTAATAGCAGTACTAAATCCTGGATCAGTATATCTTGGATAAGTATGAATTGTTGCATAATCATCCATTTCACATCTAAACTTCAAACTATCTTGCTTTAACCTTACACTAGTATCTGCAGACAATCCATGAGAAGGAATAGTAAGAACTAAGTTTCCATTATCAGCATTATAAGTAGCATCTGTAACGTTATGAGTTGCTGTTGCAGAAGTTCCAACATAAACCGTAATAGTATTTTCTGTATATCCTGTAATTGTAGTAGTAACTCCTGCAATAGGATCTGTTGAACGAGGATATGACTTGTTAGTTGTATAACTATCCATCCCACAAGTGAATACGATAGATCCCGTAGCAATTCCAATAGTATCACTATCGGAAAGACCATGAGAAGGGATAGTAAGAACTAAGTTTCCAGTTGTAGCATTATATGTTGCATCAGTAGCAGTTGTAGTACCTATACCAGTTACGGAAACACTTCCAACACCAGCACTCACAAATGAATGTGTATATTCACCACCACTAATAACAGCACCATTTACTGAACCCACATACCTGTGAGGATATGAACCACCAACAACTACAGCACCTGAAGTAGCAGATACAAACTGATGAGTGAATTGATCACTATTAGCAGCATATCCTACATCAATTGCGATGTCTCCGTCATTATGAGTAAGTCCATCTGCAAGTGCTCTTACAAATGTATGAACACCCGTATTAGTGGAAGGTGCTACAGGAAGAACATTAACTCTAAACGTATTTGTAGTTACATTAGAAACTGTTATCCATTGTCCAGCAATAGTATCCGATTCTCTAGGATAAGTATGCAAACTTTCATGAGAATCTTTATCACAAGTAAAGGTTAGAGAATTAAGTGCAAATTTAACTTTATCTCCATTAGAGAACCCATGACTAGCAGATGTGCAAGTCATAATACCTGTATTGGGATTATATACTGCATCTGATAGTGTCTTCTTAGCACCATCCTTAGTAATCTTAACTGCAGTATGATATGCGGAATCTTGACCTCTTGGATAGTAATGAGTAGATGCTCCACCATCTAAACCACATGTAAATGCTAGTCCAGTAAAGATAACAACACTCTTCTGACCACTAGTTGATAATCCATGCCCAACAGCAGTCGTAACTGTCATAATACCAGAAACATTATCATAGACTGCAGTGTGAATACCAAGTCTAGGTGCATAATCACAAGTGAATGCAATACCAGAAAGTCTTACTTCATCACCTACTGATAATCCATGATCAGTTTGTGTTGTTATTGTAGAAATACCAGTAACTGAACTATATCCAACATTTGCAACTTTTCTAGGTGAGTAGAAAAGATGATCCATATTGGTAACAGCAATTCCTGTAATATTACCAGTAGTAATTTGTGCTGTTCCTATTCCAATTACATTTGTACCAACACGACTTAAAGTTTGTATTCCAACATTAACTGTTTGGATACCTGCTCTATAACCAGAACCAGTATTACCAATACTAATAGATTTAATAGTACCACCAGCAGAAACTGTAACAGTACCACCTGCTGCAACTAAAGGTTGGTATCCAAATCCTTCACTAGAACCAACAGAAACTATTATTCCACCTCTAGGTAAAGTTCCTACATTTGCATCAGTAGTAGAACTTCCAGTTCCTGTAAAGGAAATTGTTGTAACACCAACAGTAGCATCTTCTGTAATAGAATATTCGTTAGTAATACCTTGCCCATCTATATTTGGAGTTTGGAAGACATCATTAATAAGAATAATAGCATTATCAGTAACAATTCCTGAAACATTAGACCCATCTGATTTTAATATAAATTCTGATTCTTGTCCTGTAAATTGGGAAGAAATGCTATCAAAAATATAATTTCTCCAATATGGTTCATTTGCAGTATCAGGAACACCAGAACGCATAAATGTTCTTCCTTCAAAACTAGATCCAGTTGCAATTCCTACCCAATCTCTAGAATCTGGTGGATTGGTAGACGTGCTTAAAGGAACATTACCATAAGGTGCTTCCACAAAGTTTATTGTATTATCAACAATATTATAATTACCACCAACTTTGGTAATTAAAGATCCTGTACCATATCCTGCCAAAGTAGTTCCTGCCCAAGATCTACTAACTCTAATAAGATTATCATTTCCAGATACACCTATAGAATCAATTCTAATTATTTCATTACCAATTTTAATTAAGTCACCACCAAAGAATGATGTTATTCCAGCAAATTCAATAAGATCATCAGTAGTAAATACTTGACCTGCTGTCTGGGTGGTTACTGCAGTAGATACAATAGGAGATTGAAGAATATTATCTAAAGATACAAGAGCTTTTTTATTCTGATTAACGGCATTAAAACAGTGAGAAGTTCCAATACCTACACTTGTGATATCAACAACCTCTGGGACGGTCTGAAGTGCCTTAGAGACACTCTCTGCAAGCTTAATGGTTTCATCATCAACCTTAACTGCATATACTTTACTTGGTAATAAAGTAGTTGTACCAACTCCAGTAAATCCATCAGTAGAAGCAACTCCAATTGCCATTGTATATCCAGTACCAGGATTTGTATAAACAAGTTCTTCACCAGTAACAAAGAAATGGTTTGGTAAATTAATAGTATTATTAGTAACATCCACTATGTCACTATCCCTACCATTAAATGGTTTTCTAAAAATTGGATCACCTTTATGTGATAATCCAAATCCTTTTAATACCGCACTCTCAGTTCCTGCATATTCCCCAAATCCACTTTCAATAGTTCCATTATTAAAGTCTATCGTATCTTTAGTATCATCCTGTATTCTTATAGCATTCATATACACATTAACTTGTGCATTAATACTTGCTACAGGAGTAAAGAGTAAAGAAACAGTTCCTGCAGATGATACTTTAGATCCAAAAGTACCAAGTCCACTTGGAGAAACACCAGATGCAACATTACCAAATTCTACATCAAATGTTTCTGTTGATGTCTCCGATATGTAATCAGTAATTGCAGCAAATTCAAACATAGAATAAACTTGATTGGTTGCATCAGTAACTTGAATAACTCCATAACCTGCTTCATATTCAACTGGCCATGAACCAATAGTATTAATTCCAGGTGAAGAAGAAGAAGTAATTTCGGTTGTTCTTGATTCTATCCTTGCATGTTTGAGATCAACTGTACCAATACCAGTATAGGCAGAATCTGCGATACCAACAAGAATTGTATTAATAACACCAGTTGTTCCTATACCAACATTTGAATTGGCAATAAAATCAACCTTGAGTTCTGTCCCATCAATATAACCACGATAAGTTCCTAAACCACCAATTGATTCTGGAGTATTAACTGTAGTTAATCTTCCATATTCCATTATATCAACTTCATCACCATTATGAATAATATTCAACTGATTATATTCATGTTCTGTACCACTAATATCAGGATTGATATTAATAATAACTTTTGCAGATCTATAAGTGCTTGCAATACCAACAATCGTTGTTGTTCCTATTCCAGTTCCTATTGTAACACTTTCAGAATCAACTATTGATCTACCAATAACAGTACTACCAGTGCTTAATAAATTATCATCTAGATTGTATGAAAGAGTAGCAACAAAATAATCATTAACAGAATATTTGATAGGATAGAAATTTAATTGTCCTTCACTACCAGAAAGAGCAAAATCAAAATCTCCTTGATCATAAACTGATTCAACTCTTCCATATTGGTTAATATATCCTCGAATATCATCATGAATAAGGTCAACAATCATCAATTGTCTTTGACCAGTAAATCTCTTATCTCTTACAAATGTAATATACTTTAACGCTCTTCTCTCCGACAAAGTAAATCTATTAACAGTATTAAACCTAGTCGCTCTTGGATTGCTATTAAATGTACCACTAAAATCATCAATAGAAACGACTCTATTTCCAACTGATTCAGAATAATCTTCTAGAATTCTACTTGTGAAAGTTATTTCTGTAGAGAAAGCATCATCTCCACTAATATCTAAAGCATTTTCAGTTACTAGGTCAAAATCATATACACAATTTAAATTACCAATACCATAAAGATCATTTACTACAGAAACATCAGATAATTCTGTTGATAATCCAACTCTAGTGGAAGCCGTTGACTCTAATTGATAATTAGCAAATTTCTTAAATCCTAATGTATGATTTAAAGGGGAAACAGATTCATTCCATGTATTATAGTCAATTTTAGAACTTAAAGAATATGAAAGATTTTGATAATAATCACTATCCTGAATTCTTTGTATATCTGCGTTAAGGAATCCAGAATCAGTTCCCCATCCCTTTTCAACTCTTGAAGTTGCATCTAATTTAATATAAGAATCAAAAGTTTTGATAGATGAAGCAATACCTTGAGTTCCTGAAGATAATCCTTCTAGAACATCATTAATAAAAAATCCTTTAGTACTAGTAACTCTTAAAATGCCTGTTAATCCATTCCAACTTTGAACCGTTCCTCTAGTACTACTAATAGAACCAGTAACTACTTCATTCTTAGAAAACTCATTAGGTGTTAATACAACATCAAATGTAGGCATAAATTTCTGAGGAACTATCCTTCCAGAAGAATTAACAAAATCAAATGATCCTGCTGATAACCCAGGTGCTAATCCAGTAAAATAATTAGATAGATTATATGTAATAGTACCAATTCCTCCATAATTTTGATCAACTGCTGTTATTTCAAAAAGTTTATAATCATAATCTTTAGAATTATATCCCCTTGCAGTTGTACCTATTCCTACACCTACACCCTCTATGAATACTTTATCCCCAACAGCAATTGGGAAAGTATCGGCAGTGCTAAATCCAACAGATAACTGTATTGTTACATCATAGTTTTCTGTATTAAATCCAACAGTTGCGATTCCAATACCATTACTATTTTTATCTGTAATAATAGTAGGTGCTGCATTACTAATACCTTTAGTATTCTTTAAAATTTCTACCTTTGGATTTCCTAAAGTATATTTTAAATCAAGATCAAGAATTGGTTTTTCAGTTTTTCCATCTAAAAGAATCAAATCTGGTGATGAAATATAACCTCTACCAAAAGAAGTTATTCCAATTGATTCAACAGACATTAAAGCATCTATCTTAATAATTTGAGGTAGAGAAGCATCAGGTTTTACTGTAATATCTGATGCAAAATCATATCCAATATCTTTAACTTTTACTTTTCTAATATTTCCAACTGAAGTACTCTTTGGTTCAATAATAGCACCATCACCAACTTCACTATTAATTGTAGAAATACCAGGAAGACTATAATAATTTCTACCAGGATTGGTTATCTCAAAATCTCCAATTGCACCATAGGCAGTTGGACTATCAGTTTCATATGATACAAGTGAAGTAGTTCCATAAGAAAGTCTTTCTGGAGATTCTTTTAAAGTATATGAGAACTGATTAGTTGCACCTATTGTTATTGTCTGTTTACCACTATAATCACTATCAACAAGTTGTACTTCATTTCCAGATAAAACATCAGCATCAACTTTTATTTCTTTTTTAACAAGTGGTAATGTGCTTTCAAAAATAGGATCTAAACTATAATATAAAATTTCTGGAATATCGTTAGTAACAGATAATTTTACTTTTGCATCAGTAGATACTCCTGCAGCTCCATTTCTAGTAACATTAAAGGATGTAGATTGTAGAGATGTTTCCCACCGTTTTGTTAAATTTTCATCAGTATAAAAATTCAAAACAAATGCTGGATAATTTGTAGATTGTACAGCATAAGACAAAGAAGAATCGGATAAGTTAAATTCAACTAAAGAGTTTTTATATACTTTTAATGGTGGATTTATTGGATTAATTAATCCCCCATCACCAGTGCTAGTGATACCAACCACATTTGGTTTTGATTCTTTTGAGTCAAAACCAGTTGCAGCTAATTTAAATGTATTACTATCAACCTTTACAATATAATAAATTCCATTATCATCTAAACCACCAGGAGAAGCTGATGCTACTCCTACAGTATGAATAATCTTATCTCCTGTATCATACCCATGATCATTAACTGTAATCGCATTAGTTGTAGTATTAACTCCAGATGAGGTATATGATTTTGGATCAATTACCATTCTCCTATTATAATCATTATACTTTACAGTAACTGTTGTTGTAAGACCCGAAACAACATTCATGTAAACATTCTCATAATTTAATAGACCATGAGTTTCACCAGTAGAAACTGTTGCACGAGTTCTACGCATTTCTCCAGTAATTACATCATAATTAGTCTTAAAGCTATGATAAACACCAGTACCAACTCCAGAGAAGAATACTGTTGTACTACCCCTCTGTGTGCTTGCAATACCTACAAAAGTACCTGTACTACCTAAACCTACCTTAACAGTAGATACTCCTACAAGATCATTTGTAATAACTCCAGCATAAAGTGTTTGACCATCTGTTAATGTAGATATACCTGTATCAACAGCATCTGATCCATCCCATCTAATATTAAGACCTTCACCTTGATTAGGAGAATATGTTAACTTATCACCAGTTTTTAATCCATGTTGTGGAATATAAATTGCCTTTGTTTGAATAAATTTTTGAGTTAATCCAATTCCAGGATTACTAAATGCAATTGTAGTTCCAATACCAACTCCAGATCTTGTACCTAAACCAACTGAATCTACAGGATTAAAATAAATCTGCTGATTAACTCTATATTCATAATCAGAAGTAAAACCAGAATTAACAGTAAGTCTTCTTGGTTTTTCAAGAATTTCTGAAGTTACAGTATGAGAAACTCCTGTAACTCCATTAGCAGCTCTTAAAACCCTAATTCTTGAAAGAAGAGGTTCTACATTCAATAGTTTTAATGTTTCTGTTCCAATTCCAAGAATATCATTAGATTGAAGTTTTGATAAATCACCACGAACACTAATATGAGTTACTATTCCTGTAGCACCATCAGTTCCGATAGCAACAGCAGTAGTTCCTACTCCAGTTACACTAAGTTTTGTAGAGGTAATTCCAGCATTATAAACTCCTCCAATTTCAGAAGAAGTTGTAGATAATCCAGAAATTTTAATAATATCTCTATTAATCCAATAATGAGGTTCTGCAGAAACAAGACTATAGATTCCTTTTTGGTCTGAAGGATATATTTCTACATTTGTTATACTACTAGTGGCAGCACTTACACTACTTACAGATTTACCAAGAAGTCTTGAAACTTTAGCAGCTGCATCATATCCTCTAGTACCCTCATCATTAAATATTACTTTATCTCCAATTCGATATTTGTTACCACCAGTTTCAATTCCAATACTTTCTAAAACACCTGGTTTAGTTCCCAAAACCTCTATGGTTTGATCTAATTTATTAGGTATTGGAAGATAAGGATAATATACAGTATCATCATGAATTAAATTATAAGGGGTTGTATTTCTACACCAGTTATACTCACTAATATCATCTAAGTGATAATTATTTTGATTTGAAGAAGATAAAAGGTTAAAATCGTTTGGAGTTGAATAATAATTTTTACCCACCAAATAAGGAAAAACTGGTAACTTATAAGTATTAAATTGTCCACCTTGTTCAGCACCAGAATCATCAATTGTTGCAAAATAAGCATAAGTACCACTTGGGAATTGTGGAGTTACACAAAATCTTCCATTATTCTCATCCAGAACAGTTTCATCGTTTACTGCCTTATATGTAAAATCGTTAGTAAAGAATCCAGAAGGGAAAATACTTAATGGTGGTCTATTTTCTTTAATTGAAGCTTCTTCAACATACCCAGATTTCATCTGAGATACAGTTCCACCTTCGTTCTTAACATATCCATAAGGTCCATATATTGGATTACCATCATATGCCCATCCAATAATTGGAGAATGATTATCTGATGGAACTTCTTGCCCATTAACTTTTCTTAAATCTGGTTCACCATATAAAGATTTACCTTCTTGATTAGTAGCAAAAACAGTTTGTCTTAACTTTCTAGGTGCATACAAATGATTATATTGCAATCCAAAATTACCATCCTTTATGATTCCATCATCATCACTAATTTGTTGAGTTTGATAATATTTTTCAAATAAATTAACACTCCATTTTTGAATATTTGAACGAACTTTACAATCTATTCCAGAGTTAATAACATCAATAGAAGTATTTTCCCTAGTATATCCACCTCCCTCTTGAATTACATTAACACTATCTAAAACATAATTAATAGTCGTTCCTATACCAACTGATGATGCATTTCCATTAAGATCAACTATCTTCAATACAGGTGTTGCAACACAACCTACACCATCTCCATTAATTTGTAAGTTTGGGGGAGAATTATAATAAGTACCTTTATTTTCTACAATAACTTCAATAATTTTACCATCTACACTTACAACAGGAGTAAGTTGAGCATCAGATCCAGATAATAAAGTTACTTCTGGTTCTCTATTAAAATTAATAATTTCAGACGCACCATACCCAACACCATTATTTGATAAATGAATAGATGTAATCTCACCTCTGAATAGAGGTTGAACTTTAAGTTCAAAAGTGTCAGATCCTACAGAATTTATACCAACGTCTCCAGTAATACTTAAACTAATATCTTGATAATTGAAAACATGAGTTCCAACTCCAATTGAAGAAAGAGGTCTATGCTGGTTTGTCTTATAATAAAAATCACTAGCAGTAGTTCCTACCCCAACACTTGAAAGTTTGAAATTATTATTATCTACCTTAGTTACATAAAAATCAGTAGCAGTTGTAAGTCCTGCTATTGGAGTTCCATCACATGTATATGTGACAATTTCTCCAGATTTATAATCATGATTTTCAATTTTTATAGAATTTGAAGAAGTGTCTATACCTGAAGATACAGCAGTTCTTTTTTTATTTTGATACCCACTTCCACCTGAGATTATATTAATCGATTCAACTATTGATTTTTTATCAAAAGATTTTATAAAATGTTTTCCTAATCCCCTAGATGTTAATGTAATTGTATTAATACCTGCAAGAACACCTGCTTCATCTTTATGAAGTCTTATAGTCGTTCCACCAGTTCCAACAACAGCAGCATAGTAAGTTGAACTTGTGGTAAGTCCACCAACAACTTCTTGATTATCTGTAACATATAAAACCTGTTCTGCATTTCTAAATTTATGATAAGTCGTAAATCCAATTGTAGAAGGCAAACTACCAGTTGTTCCCAGACCCACTCTTGGAGAATCAGCATCAAATGGAACAGAATGTTCCATTAATTCCATATTTACAGAAACACGAGCACCTGATCCATTACCACCTGTTATTTTTAATGTTGGTGGTGCTTGGTAATCAAATCCTGGATCAATAATTCTAATATCCCTTAAAGATCCAGATACAGCAGCATATCCCGTAGCACCTGTTCCAACAGAATCTTTAATATGTAAAAATGGTGGATTAATAATATCATACCCACTTCCACCAGAAAGAACATCTATATTTTTCAATTCTCCATAATGAACTTGATCAAAAGATTTGTAGTTTAATATTTCTACACCATTAACCAATATACCAGTATGACCAGGAGTAGTTTCGTATACAGTTCCTGTATTTTCAATCGGACATACCTGTCTTAATATTTTTTGCGATTCTAAAGTTTTATTATTAAATTTAAATGGAGATATTTTGTTATCAGTTACAATACCAGTTCTTGTGTCATCATTATCAACATTAACAAATTTATCATTATAAAGATCGGAACCACTTTTTGCAAATTTAAGTGTTGTTCCATTTACTCTTTTTACAAAGTAAAGACCTTCATCCATTATAGATGATTTAACTACAAAATTTTCTATAGAAGTCCCACTGGTAGGATCTACATATGCATCATTAATTATTTGTGGTGTATAATAAATTGAATCACCAGTATAGAATCCATGATCATAGATAGGTACTCCAGATGGAGTTTTTGTAGCACTTGTTATAATTTCATATTCATCACCACTAAAACTTCCACTAAAGACAATTTTACCATCACTAACACCTAATGACTGAGATCCGTAGGTTGGAATAGAATTAGAAGCTATTAATAATTTGTCTGTTTTTTTATCTTTATATACGTTTTGTATATTTGTAGAATTAACAGATGCTTCAGGGAAATTTATAGCATTTGTTTTTAAAATTTGCCTTTCTATCGTATATTTTAAATTTGTATCGACTTCACCCTGACCTTTAATAACAAAAGATCTTGAAGAAGTTAATTGCGTTATATCAGATACTGGTAAATTTCTACCATCACTACCAACCAAAATAGCAACAGATTTATCCCCAACCTTAAAATCATGATCAGTAGTTAGGGTAATTTCATAGGTAAAATCAGAATCATCTTTAAGATCAATACTATCAATCTTATATACAGCAGCTACGTTGTAAAACCACTCATCCAATTTAAATCCAGTATCCCCAATACCTAAAGTTTTTATTTTTATAATGTCTCCATCTGTATAAAGACAATTATCACTAGAATACTCTAAATCATCAATAACTGATGTGATTCTTACTTCAATTGTATCATCAGGATCTACTACAGATTTTCCATATGCAAAAGTATTAATCCCTATTGTAGATCCACTTAATATAGTTTTACCAATTCCACTCAATCCAAAAAATTGAGTTAAATTTTTAGATGTATATGAACTAACACCTGTTGTATTATCAATATATGTAAAATGTAATTCTCCAGTACTTGCAAAACCAACTGTTGAATCTACATCTACAAAAGTAATACCTGCACCAATTTCTCCAATTACTCTTGTTCTAGGTGGAGTAATAAAAGTTCCATATGTAGAACCTTCTACTCTAGAATCTCTATTATATCCAGCATCTAAACTTAACTTATAAAATGTAGTTCCAGCACTAACATTTATAGATTCAACATGAGTTATAGGAGCATATGCTTTATCAATATTATTATTTTTATCCGTATTTTGATATAAAGTGGATAACTCAAGATTTGTTGGATCACCAGAAATTGGTTCTACAACAAAATCTCTTGTTATTTTATAATTTGCATTAGATGGTGTAAAAAGAAATTCAGAAGGTCTTATAATTTTTACATTTTCATTATATAAAGCTTTAAATAGAATTTCAAAACCTCTATCAGTACCTTTACTTAAATAAAAGTCTTTTGACTGTTTTATAAAAATATTTTGATCTAAATTGGAAGATAATTTTTTCCCTTCAAGTCCAGGTGTAAGTTGATGTTTAGACTTAAGTAAAAACTCTTTAAGAAAAAGAGAACTTAAGTTTTGTATAGAATCTCCTTTATTATGTTCTGCTGCACTTGAAGTTTCAAATACTAATTCATCAAGATGAGTAGGATCTTGATAAGATGTAACTCCAACAAATCCCCTAACACATCCTGTAAATGCAAAAGTAGTTATTCCAGTATATGTAATAATTTCATCGTTAATTTTTAATAATCCATAAGAATCTGGAAAACCCAGAGTTCCTGTTGGATTATTTTTCATATCAACTTGAATTGTTTGATTGCTAACTCCTATAGAAGCACCCAATCCAATATATTCAGTAAGACCGACTTGTTCATCAATCTTTGTATATGCATCAATATTTTGAACCAAATCTATTGGTCCACCTTTATACTCTTGCCCCTGATAATATGTTTTTAAAAAATCAACAACTAGTGGATATTCATCTATGACATATCGAGGAAGTTGATTCTGAACAATATTATTAAACTGGATTTTTTTTGTAGACATTTTATATACTATTCTATCTTAGTAAAGGGATACGGTTGAAGAAGATCTAGTAGCTGTTGTTGAATTACCTCCACTATTACGACCTCCAACACGAACTAGATTGCCATTATGATAACTTGATGAAGTAATATAGTTAGAACCAGAAGGATCTAATCCAGAAGCAATTTCATCAATAATAGGATCAAATAAACTGTTATTAATATCTAGTTGCAAATAAAGATCCTGTAATCCAATCACATCATTAGATCTAGGACATGCTGAAATTTCAATAACTGTTTGACCATCCTTAATCATTCCTGATTGAACGTTGACTGGATTGATAGTAACAACACCACTCTTATAATCAATCGTTCCAACGTTTCTTTTGCGAATAATTGGAGATTGGGAATCTATTGATGGTAAAGAGAAGAAAAATAGTGATCCAGTTAATCTATTAGTATTAGGTAGATCTGAAATGTAAACATCATCCATTATTCCTGCAATTCTAAATGCAGATGATTTAATATTATAACCACTCATTCTTTTTATATAAAATTCGTTACCAAAACCAATAGAATACTCAGCAAAAGAATTTAATACAACTCTTAAGTCTCTTCTCATACTTACTGTTGTAATATTAGAAGTTACTGCTTCATTACTATTATCAATTATAGACAAGAATTTACTATATTTAAATCTAGCACCATATTTGTTCACTTCTGAGGATTCCGCATACTTATTTGCATTATTTTGAACAATACTAGAAACAGCATCTGCGGATTCTGCAAGATTTGAGTTATAATATATCTTTGAATCAATTTCAAGGTAAAGATATTTCAAATCAAGGATTTCTGGTATAATTCCTGCTACTGCATACTTCTTCAATTTTAACTTTATCTGTTCTTTGATCAAATTTGGTAAAAAATCACCATTTTTTGGTTTTATGCTAATAAAAACTTTTCCATATTGTGGGGGAATAAGGTCTTCTCCACCAAAAACTGAAATTGACTCCGTTTCTGGATAAATTTTTGAAGGAACTAGTGATTCATAGTCATTTGCAGTAATTGCTCTGTTTTGGGAGGCATAAATTCGTGGAGCAAACTTTCTAACTGACTCTACGGACTCAATATCCTCTCCACCACCAGCAATTATGCCTGTAGTAAGTAAAGATATACCAGTTGTAATATTATATGTGCTTGCATTTCTTGTATATTGCAATCTTCCCGAAAAATTAAAGGAACTTACTCCATTTGCAGCATCACCGTTAGAAGTGATGTAATTTATTGTAATAAAATTACCATCTTCTAGTGCTTTTCCAAAAATTCCATCCCCAAAAAATATTTCATATCTTTCATCTTCAATTTCTTGTAAAAAATAAACTTTTGAGTCATTTTTTACGTCAAAAAGACTATCCTGAGAACTATATTTTGTTTGTGTTGCAGAAGCTTCAGTTGGACTGACTGTAACTTCTATTAAATCAGTATCAACACCAATATTTGGTAAAATAAACTTCTGATTTGGTACTCTTGCAGAATATGTGTAAGTTTGAGTCAATAAAGTTCCTTCATAAATCTCAATATCATTAAATGTTGCAATCCCATTAGAAACAGGAACCGTAATATCACTTAAAATTGAAAAAACAAAAGATTGTCCAGCAAAAGTTACTGCCGAAGATGCTACTGGACCCCTTTTAAGAGTCACCGTAGCAGGTGCTGGTGTAATTCCATCAGTATTAACAAAGAACGATACTGTTGCCCTTGCTGCTTGCCTTGGACGGGGTACATAACCTATGTTTCTTGCTAGTGAAACTATGTTTTTTCTTAAAGTTGCGGTATCGATGAACACTTCATTAGTGATCATGTTCGCATTATAAGATGTTATGTAGGTATTATATGCTAAAACGTCTAAAATTGTTGATAGGTTAGATCCCTCGAAGTCATAATCCGTAAAATTCGAGTTAGATTTTAGATATTCTTGTAAAGTTGTCTTAACCTCATCAAAATCGAGGTTAGAAAAGTTAGCTAATGGCATTTTTACCTACTTGACTGCAAAACAAATTGTAATTCTTGTGATGGAATTTCTGATCCAATCACATTATATGTGATAATTACATCAAAACCGTTATTTTTAAAATCAGCAAATGCTTCTACATTACGTAATTCTACTCTTGGTTCATTAATATTAATTGATTCACGAATTTCATCAGCAATAAGAGTTGCATTTATATCATCTATATTCTCAAATAGAGATTCTGTAATCCTTGAACCAAATGAAGCACTAAAAAACTTCTCTCCAGGTAATGTAAAGACGATATTTCTAATAGAACGGGCAACTGCGTTCTCATTTTTAATCGCAATAAGGTCATCATTCAGTGGATTGGACTGAAATGTCATACTTATATCTTTAAAACCTTGACTTACCCGTTCTACTGGCACACTAATACGGCGATTATTGTTTATTTATTAAGGATTATAAATGATTGTTTCAAATAATCATCATTTGGTCGTCATAGTCAAGTTCATCCTCTTCAAAATCACCAAATATTTCACTTTGCACTAAATCATCACGTTTTTTAGGAGTAAGACGGTCATGAGAAACCTCTCTTAACATCTTCTTTTTGGAGTCTTCCATAATTTTAGTATGTTTTTACTATTTAACAATAAAAAAAGGGGGATTGCTCCCCCCTTAATCTATTTTCCTTGTCCTCGGTACTTCTTTTTTGCTTTATTGCGAGAAGTTGCGGATAGGAGTGTGTTAGCCGAGCGTCCTTGACGAGTTTTTTTGGGCATCGAGACGAGTTGGACGGTCCCCCATGCCCCTTGCGTTGCTTTTGCCATTAAATAACTCTCATTTTCTCATGTCCTACACGTATGCGAGGGTCACACCATGTCTCAATACCTGCTTCTTTAGCATCTAGGCAGAAAGACACGTCCTCACCACACATATCCTGAACTCCACCTGACTCGAAGACTTGCATCTTAGGAGCAAACCAAGGATATTCCATATTCTCGAATACACCCTTCTTAATTAATACCCAACCGAAACCAGTATAGTCAACTGTGAAAGGTTTGTTGCGCTTGCCCATAGACTCAACAGTCTCGTGATTCATAACTCCACCATTCTTACGGAAGTCATCCTCCTCTAACCAGTGTGCAACTGATGTAGTATGGCCGTCTTCTGTGGAATACCAGCCAGCTGCGATTTCTCTTTCATCACCTTCCGCAGGGACTGCTAGATCGCAGAGTTGCCAGAACTTATTTGCATCAAAGACAATATCATTATCAATCCAGAGTTGATAGTCATACTCTAGTTTACCATCCCAAGGTATCTGCTTAGGTCCACGAAGAACATTTGCTCCAAGACACTTACATCTTGCAAAGTTCACCATAGACGAATAATCTTGAGATATCTGTATACTCATTCCCGACTGTACCATATCAAAGCACAGTTGTACGAAATTCTTTAAAAACGTATAAGAACAACTTCTGCCAGGTAGACAGAATACAATTGTCTTACCTTTCATTCTTGCTTTGATAGCAGGAATATCCCAACTAGGTGCTTCCCTTGTAGGTGCTTTGGCTTTAACAGTAAATCCTTTTGCCATAACTTGTAATTACTTCATTTCAATTATAATGCAATTCTATGTATATGTCAATAAGAATCTCCCCCTTGTGGTTCTGCGAATATTCTCACAGGTCCACCAACACCTACGGTAGGTGCTGCTTTCTCATAACTCAAATCTTCTGCTTCATAGTCTGTCTTTAACAATCCTACCATTACATTCAACATCTCCCATGTCTGATCAAATTCTTCTTGTTTAAGATTATGATACAAACATTTATCCTTTGCATATATGTGATAAGTTGTAATCTCAGATCTATCCATTTTAAAAAAGGTCTTTATTTAATTTATACGTATTTTACATTTATATCTAAATTACCTGCTATACTAACTCTATCATATTCTTCTTCATGAGGTTCTACCCAATGAAAGATGTCACTAGGAAATACTATCATATCACCAATATTAAAGTCAATGGATATTGAAGATCCTACCTGATTATAAAATCTGTCCAGTTTTACTCTGTCATTTGGATTTTGTATCCATAGAATTCCTTTAGTGAGATATACAACAAATACTAAATCTACTTCCTTATGATTATGACATCTATTATAATCTCTATTAGATGTTATGTTATACCATATCTCTCCAAACTTTAAGTGGATTGGAATCTTTTGTATATTTTCAATTATATGGTTTCTTATTTTACTTGGAATATTGTTTATGGAAGTAAGATTTCCCTCGTTATTAAGAAACCCACCCACACTCGTATTAATATTAAAATCTACGGACCGTAGTGGAACGGCGTTTTTATTATCTCCTTTCCAATAGTTCATATAATCTATTTTTTGTCTGCCCTTTACTATATCTTCAATTTCATCAGAAATTTTTTCAGCAAAATTTTCATCTGCTTTGAATAAGAAAAAGGGTGTCTTAAAAAAATCTATCTCTTGCATGAAAAGTAATAAGGGGGGTTTTTACTCTGAGAAATTTTTTAGAGGAATTTATATATAGCTCTCGAATTCGGTTCGTTGTAGGTTAGGGACTTTCGGTTTTTTATAAACGCAACGCCCGCACCGCAAAATAACATATAGGGGGCATAAACGCTGTCGAAACTGTCAATAACTCATACGGTCATTAAGTGTTATTATTATTATACAATATAATGGGCAGACTGTCAACAACCTGCCCCTAATCGTGTTTACTAATTGTTACTTATAGTGCTGTATCTTCCACCTCTACAATATCATCCAAAACTGATAAGATTTCCGCACCATTGTTTGCATTATCTAGCAAGAATTCTGCAAAGTTTGGTGATACTCTGTTCACGTAATCTGCCATAATAAGTTGTTAATAATTGTACTGAGATTAAGAGTGATTCACCCTTACATAAGAGGGACACTTTAGACGCTTCAGTTATAATAATCCAACGGCAAATCTACATCCTCTATGTAACACTTACAGTCCTCAATCTCTTGCATATCTAATACTTTTCTCCAGTCAATCTCTCTTGGATTAAAGTCATCAAGCACATCCAATTCTAGTGTTATTCTATACTTAGTCTTCTGCCCGTAGTAGTTAGAAACTGTCATGGGATTAGAGGGTTGGGGGTGATACTTACTATTATAATATGACTGTGGAAAACTGTCAAGAATTACAGTATTATTATGTATAAATCCTTATATTTTAAAAAACGTAATACCCTGACAAAATATAAACGAGGGATTGACAATTAAACCGAGTTCGTGTTATACTCTGCTCGGTAAGATCACTATAAAATCAACACTTTATTCACATATATTCCACACTATCTAACAACAATTCCACACGTATTCCACCTATTAACTATTACTTTTCCACACACTTGTTGAAAAGAGATACATTAAGCACCCCTATTTATTAGACCATTTATAATTCATTTTAAAGCATATTACACTCGATAAGTAATAGTTTTCCACAGAAATGCCCCCTAGTTGTGGAAAACTAAGAGGCACAGTCTGTATTTGATTGTTGTTAATTAGTGCTATAATACACCTTGTAGAGTGTTAATAATTATGCAAAGTCCTATAGGGTTTATAACAGTATCTCTCCTGTTGCTGAGTATCAATTAGAGACGATAATCCTTGAGTTTCGTTTCTATCTTCAGTTGATAATCTTGCCCTTAGTTGTTGATACTCTTCAGTTGTAAGTGTTGTCATAATGTGTTACTCAGAGAATGGGATTACAGGTAATTGTTTGTATATAACCTCTTGCGATTGTATTCCTTTTATATCTCTTTTTGCCATCCAGATGTTTGCATATAGTACGAATATTATACCACTAATTGTTAGTAATGTCCATCTAGTTTTGCTCATGTTTGTGATAAATGAATAGGGTAATCTGGATCATTAAATTTACCAAAACTAAACTTACTATCTTTAACAATTTCATTATAGAATTGCTCATCATACTTATAACTATTCATCTTCATATTGTCTACTAATCTATCAACTTTGTCTGCATAATCATCCTTCTTATCTGTTACTTTATGTGCCTTATCATTAAGTGTTAAACTACCAGCATATTGTGTCTTATTTAATAACTCACATCTATGAATTGCAAGCAGTAAATTCATATCTACTCCCTCCCAATCTGTCCATTCTGAAACATAATCATCACACGTAAAATCACCTGTTTCATCTACATTTAGTGGGCAAGATTTGAATTCAAAATCATCATCTACCCAGAAGATTCTTCCGAATGTTTCACTTTTATACATGGCAATAGTCCTCCTGTTTGATATACTGTGCTGGCATATATTCAGATGTAACATTATACTTACAGTCTTTAACATACTCCCTTACTTGATAATAAAACTCATCACGAGATATTATCATTTTCTTT